AATATGGTACAATAGTTCTATGAATTATGAAGCAAGCAAACAATTAACTGATGTACGATTTAAGCGCCTTGTTGGTGTTCAGCGCACTACTTTTGAAGAGATGTTAGCTGTGTTAAAAACAGCTTATCAACGTAAACACGCAAAAGGTGGCCGAACCCCTAAGTTAAGCTTAGAAGATCTCCTCATGGCTACTCTTCAATACATGCGAGAATACCGCACTTATGAACAAATTGCGGCTGATTTTGGCATTCACGAAAGCAACTTAATCCGTCGAAGTCAATGGGTTGAATCAACTCTTATTCAAAGTGGTTTTACGATTTCAAAAACTCATCTTAGTGCTGAGGATACGGTGATTGTGGATGCAACAGAGGTAAAAATCAATCGTCCTAAAAAAATCAACTAGCGAATTATTCTGGTAAAAAGAAATGTCATGCTATGAAGGCTCAGGCGATTGTCACAAGCCAAGGGAGAATTGTTTCTTTGGATATTGCAGTGAACTATTGCCACGATATGAAGTTGTTCAAAATGAGTCGCAGAAACATCGGACAAGCTGCTAAAATCTTGGCAGACAGTGGTTATCAAGGGATCATGAAGATGTATTCACAAGCGCAAACTCCGAGGAAATCAAGCAAACTTAAGCCACTAACTCTTGAAGATAAAACCTATAACCATACGCTATCCAAAGAGAGAATCAAGGTTGAGAATATTTTTGCCAAAGTAAAAACGTTTAAAATATTTTCAACAACCTATCGAAATCGACGCAAACGGTTTGGATTACGAATGAATTTGATTGCTGGAATGATCAACCGTGAACTAGGATTTTAGTTTCGCAGGAAGTCTAATATACAAATAACTATTCTAAAGGATGACACCTTGTTCTTCTAGATAAAATAGCTTTACAAGTAGGTTAAAATTTGGTAGAATTGTGAGAGTGTGTGATGGACGCACAAAAAACGGCTAATCCGCTGAGACAAGTACTTAAGATTAGTAAGAGAAGGAGAATAAAAATGAATCCATTAATTCAAAGTTTGACAGAAGGTCAACTTCGTTCTGATATCCCTGAGTTCCGTGCTGGTGATACTGTACGTGTTCACGCTAAAGTTGTCGAAGGTACTCGCGAACGTATTCAGATCTTTGAAGGTGTTGTTATCTCACGTAAAGGTCAAGGAATCTCAGAAATGTACACAGTACGTAAAATTTCTGGTGGTATCGGTGTAGAGCGTACATTCCCAATTCACACTCCTCGTGTTGATAAAATCGAAGTTGTTCGTTATGGTAAAGTACGTCGTGCTAAACTTTACTACTTACGCGCATTGCAAGGTAAAGCTGCACGTATTAAAGAAATCCGTCGTTAATTTTGATGATCAGATTTTAAAAATGCTTGGTTGTTTGAGGATAGTAACTATGTTTTAAAACTGGACAACCAAGACGTAAAAAATCTGCCTGTGGGCAGTTTTTTTACTAGGTCCCCTTAGTTCAATGGATATAACAACTCCCTCCTAAGGAGTAATTGCTGGTTCGATTCCGGCAGGGGACATGTAAATAACGTCAAAAGCCTTTGTATTAAAGGCTTTTTGTTTTATTCCGATTTTAAAAGGGGCACAAAAGGGGCAGTTTGTTTATTTATAATTTCTTTCATATTTACAGTTGTGTGACTGTAAATAGATAATGTTGTTTTTGGATCGCTGTGACCAACTCTATCCATTATCGCATTTAGCGGTATCCCTTTTTCTGCTAAAAATGATATATGCGAGTGTCTAAATAAGTGCGTGTGATAATCTCCATAAATTTTCAATCGCTTATTGATGTACGCGTTTAAAATCGGTACACCGTTCGAATTTGGAAAGACGAATGAACTTGTCTTTTTCTGTCTATTGACGATATCTAAAATATTATCTGATACAGATATTTTGCGTGTTGATTTTTTGGTCTTGGTCGTAGTGATTTCTCGTGTGTTAAAATCGTAAGTTGCATTAATCAGAATTTCTTTATTTTCAAAATCTATTTTGTCGTAAGTCAGACAAGATAATTCTCCATACCGTACACCCGTCAAAAACATGAATAAAACGATGTCTGCGAGCGTTTGTTCGTCATTGTCTATCATTCTATTGCACAGGTCGTAAACCTCGTTAGATGTTAAATAAAGCACCTTTTCAGGCTTGTAATCATCCTTTGGTTTGGGAACTAAGACGTTCTCCGTCGGATTACTTGTCATATAGTCCATTTGTATCGCATAAGAAAATATGGCATGCAATCTCTTTCTACATTTATGCGTAACATGATACGAATTGTGTTTTAATAGTTTATCAATGATTAGTCTAATATCACGTTTAGTCAACTTGTTGATAATTGTATCATCTGGTAACACGGTTGCTATATGACTGTCAGATACTAAATAACCACGTTTTGTGGAGTCTTTGACGGTCGGTATCCATTGCTTTAGATATTCCTTTTTAAGTTCTCCGTAAGTCATTTCTGAGTGATTTCTGATAGCGAGCCTATCTTCAATCTTTTCCTGCAATATTAAACCAGCTTTTTTCTGAGCTTGACTAGAATTTTTATCTAGTGTCACAGATACTTTTTTGTACTTATTTGTTAGAGGGTCAGTATATCTTTCGATATATTTAAATTTCCCGTTGGCTAGCTCCTCTATCCACATTGTTTTATACCTCATTTTCTGTTAAAATAGGTATGGTAAAAACCCCTCCCAAAAAGCAGGTTTTTACTATACTAGAATTTGCCTCACGCTCTCCTTGGACAAAATTTGAGCGTGGGGCTTTTTTATTTTGTCTTAAACGTTCTTCCACAATTTGTGCAATGCCAGTTGTTTTTACCCTTTTTCCCAACCAAACCTAGCAATAAGAACGGCCAAGCAATTAAAAATCCGATACAACCGACACAACCATTAAAACCTTTACGGTCTTGGTTCATAAATTGTACTTTTGTACTTTGGCAGTAAGGACAACGCTGTGCAAAAAATCCCATTTTTAATTCTCCTAATTTTGATTTCAGCTTTTAACGTGGTTCAGATATTACACATAGTTATTAATTTTCCTATTTACGTTTCGACTGGGGTAAAATGGCACGTTATACAAAATGACGTTTAAATAATTTATGGCTTTCAATGTTCTGATCAACATCTTTCTCATCCCAAATTTGCAACTCCCAAGGATAGTAGTGATTGCTCTTATTCTTGAAATAAACGTGTATTCCTGTGTAATTATCTTTATCTCGTAAATACCAGTTTTTTAAGTCAAACTTATCTTTCCATTCATCAAGTTGTTCCATCACTTGTGAAATATCCTCAGAAGATAAAATGATACGAGCGCCAAAAATGTCATTGAGAATAGAATTCACAGGATAACCATCTTGTCTTTTGGAAAAACGTTCAATTTTGTCTAAGATACTTTCCGATGTTTTTACGCGATAGACATAAGGAATATCCTTAACATCAGCTTTCATCAAGTAATCATTGATAGATTCGTGTAAATTCAAGCGGTAATCTAAAATCGCTTGAACAGGTACTTTTGAAAAGGTATGTTTTAGATTAATCTTTTCAACTTTCCCAGTTTCAAAATAATCTTGCGAATAAACAAGGTGTATTCTATTAATTTCCGAGATTAAGCGTTCAACTTTTTCCAGCATATTAATTCTCCCTGTAAATATCTACGACTTCTCCTATCGTGCGGATGTTGTCGTTCTCTGAAAGATAGATTTCCTCATAGCTTTTATTTAAACTTTGCAAGTACCAAGCGCCGTCATAATCACGTTTGAGTTTTTTTACAAAGTTTTTTCCATTGACTTGGAATATCCCTATATCATTCATATCGACTTGACTAGATACCTTGACGAACAGTAAATCGTTATCTTGAATAAGTGGTTCCATTGAATTACCAGCTACTTTCGCAATAGTATCATACTTATCGGGGACATCATCAGCCCGTAGTTTAACTTCCATATGTAAATTGTCTTCTTGGTATGCCCCCAGACCAGCAGCAACTAACCCCTCAACGTAGTCAGTGATATAATTTTCTGTCTCCTCAACTTTTCTATCGAACATAGAAACAACTTTATTTTGTTCTTCTAATTGTTCGTTAGCGAAGCTAAGGACTTTTTCTTGTCTAGGTTGTTCTAATTGAGAAGAAGTAGAAGTGATTTTTTGTAGGGTAGAGGAAGTTAGATTTTTTTCAGTTTTCGTTTCATTTAACGCGACTATCTGATTTTCGTCTAGCGAATTTAATAAATCATCAAAAGAGATGCCAATTGTGTCAGAAACTTTCTTTATAATCGGAATAGATGGGATGATTTCTTTTCCGTTACGAGGATCTCTGTTTTTTTCAAGAATAGAAACGTAAGCTTTGCTGATGCCTGATTCTTTAGCGAATTCAGCCATGCTCAGATTATTGGTATCTCGATACTTTTTTATATATTTTCCTAGATGCATATCGAATTCCTTTCAATATAATGTCTAACATTTTAAACATATTATACAGTACAAAAAAATTTTTTTCAAGTTTTTTGTCCAACATACTTGACAATCATTTGTCTAACATGTTAGACTATAATCAAGCTTAAGGAATTAAGCAAAACGAAAGGAGGTACAGCTAATGAAATCTAGGCTAAACAAAAAGCCTAAACACAAAGAAGTCGAGTTGGAAATTCACATTCTTTGGTTTAAGCTTAGGATTCACTACTCAATAGAGTGGTGACAATACCAAGAGGGCTAAGAAGCCCTCTCCCCTAACGGGGTAAGTTTAGTTTAGCACATTGGCTGTATCTCCGCAAGAATGAAAGGAGAGTAGATGTGGAAGAATCTATATTGAACTCTAAGCGCTACACAAAACTTGTCGTAGAGACAGAAGATGGCAAAAAAATAGCAGAAGTTACTTTGACGGAAGCAACCCCTGCTGATGGATACGTGATTAGGTTAACCCCTAATTATGACTAACCTTTAGGTGGGAATGGATCGTTACCATAGCTGTTACGTTCGCGAATTCGTCCATTTTTGCCATGGATAATAACTTCACTGCTATTGTTTTTAGCGATACCAGTAGCGATTTCGACAGCTTCGGCTTGGGTTGTTGTGTGTTTGGTCGCACGACTGTTGCCTGCACCTTTTATATCCCAACCGCCATTAGGGTTAGGTACGACATGTTGATTTTTAGCCATTAGCTTATCCTCCTTTCGTTAAGGATAAGTTGATTATAACATTTTTAGGAGGTACAAAATGAATTGGAAAAAACTAATGCTAGGCGATTTAGAACACACGTTTACTAGTCGTGATGGCAAGGAAAAAACAAGCGTTGAATTTGAAGGCGGCGTATTGCCAGCACTGTTAGTGCTAGGTGGTATCACTTGGCTGATCGCTTGGCTTATTACAAAATAAAAACTCCCATGAGGGAGTAGGAGGAAGGTATGGAGTTTATTTATTTACTAATTATACCATCAATAGTTTCATTTGTTGTATCTATCTTTTGGTCAAAACTAGTCTTCAAAAAAGTAGTAGAAATTATGACAAAAATGGATGTTGATCAACAAGAGCTGAATGAAACAATGAGAGCTCAAATTTTAGAAGAAATCAAAACATTACGAAACGTCAGGTAAACAAGTTTTTGAAAATCTAACACCAAATAAAGTAAGAGTTATCATTCCTAGATTTGTTAGTACTCTTTTGTTTTGTTCTTTTAATTCACTGTTCTTTTTAGTTATAAAGCTATTATTAAGAATGTTGTAATATTCTTTCTCATCTACGTGTGCTTTGTAATTAATTTGAATTAGTCCTAGTCTTTCTAAATTAGTTAATGATGAACTTTGAATAGCTATATCATTTTGTTCTAAATTATCTACGAATACATGACTAGCAATATGCTCTAACGGCTTATCTTGACCAATTATTGTCGTATAGTAGGTACCAGTTGCAACGAAACCTTTTTTAAAGTATAAATCTGAGATAATTTTGAAATTTTGTGCATCAATTTTATCAAACTGTTTTATTATCTCAATAAAAGATGGATGGTTGAATTCATTTTTTGATTTATCCATAGATGAAGCAATCAATTTTGTAAATAAATTTCTAAGTTCTTCTTCTTCTAAATAAAATTTAGATGCTTCTAAAGCCGGTCCAGCTATCGAAAGACTAGGTTCTTGTAGATTTTCAATATTTTTACTAACAACATCTTGTATTTCTTTAGCTAATTTTTGAATAAAATCGTTTCTGTTAGTAATGTACTTATTTCTTCGATTTTCAGCTATTTCATGTAATTTTTCAAAACCAATTAATGTCATTAAATCATCAATAGCTCTTGCAGGATTTTCAGCTTTCTTTATGGCAGTAGTTCCTAAGAGAGTAGCAGAACCAAGCAAAATCGTCTTTATATCAAGACTTTCAATCATAATACAACTCCGTTTTTTATTTCAATTATACCACAGAAAGGGGGTGGGGGAATGCAACAATTTAATCTAAAACAACTACGAGAGAAAAAAGGATTTACTCAAAATGAATTAGCTGATAAAGCTAACGTTAGTCGTTCGCTCGTGGTTGGTTTAGAAACAGGTTCATATTCAGAGACATCTACAGCATCTCTGAAGAAATTGGCGAAAGCTTTGGACGTAAAGATTAAGGATTTATTTTTTTAACTAATCGTCTAACATGATAGACAAAATATTTGTTAATAAAACTAACAAACCGCTAGAAAGGAACTATATGAATCAACTAATAAACATCACCCTAAACGAAAATCAAGAACCAGTTGTCAGTGGTAGAGATTTACACAATGTACTTAATATAAAAACTCAATATACTAAATGGCTTGAAAGGATGTCGGAATATGGTTTTGAAGAAAACGTTGACTATATAGCTATTAGTCAAAAAAGACTAACAGCTCAAGGTAACCGTACAGAATATATAGACCACGTTCTCAAGCTAGACATGGCAAAAGAGATTGCTATGTTACAGCGAAACGAGAAATCAAAACAGGTACGCAAATACTTCATCCAGGTTGAAAAAGACTTCAATAGTCCTGAGAAAATCATGGCGAGAGCCTTGCTCATGGCAGATAAGAAAATCACTAACTTAACGATGGAAAATAATCAATTGCAGTTAGATTTAAAAGAAGCTCAAAAGCAAGCGCGTTATCTTGATCTAATCATTGAGAGCAAGGGAGCTTTGCGAGTAACACAGATTGCTGCTGATTATGGTATGTCTGCCAATAAATTCAATAAAACACTATTAGAATTTGGTGTGCAGCACAAAGTGAATGGACAATGGATTCTCTATAAACGACATATGGGCAAAGGTTACACAGACAGTCACACATTTGACTATCAAGACAAAAACGGCCATACAAGAGCCAATGTGACGACGACGTGGACACAAAAGGGGCGTCTATTCCTGTACGAGTTGTTGAAAGACAACAATATTTTGCCACTAATTGAACAGGAAGACATTGTATAGAAAGGAAACATATGAGACCAAAACAATATCCGTATAGCGGAAATAAAAAAGAATCTATTGCGGTAACAGTAGATTCCAAAACGCTAGCCGAGAAACTAGAGATTACTGACCAATCGAATATTTCCCAAGCGAAACACCGATTATTTGGTCTGTAAACAAGTAGACAAACGGCATTTTGAATTCTTGATGTGAAGATGAAATCAAGGTATCAGCTTAGACGAATTTAGATAAGAAAAAAAGTCCGACGGGAATCGGACTCAAAACAAACTTAATTTACTTAATTATATCACAGAAAGGAAACAATATGCTAGCAAAACTTAAAAGCGGTATCGAAGTACCTTACGAAGAGCTTTGGCTTAATGATAACGACTTATCCGAATTTATTGGAAAGTCATTTGACCAAACGCAGCGATTACTAAGAAAGATGTACAAAGACAGAAATTATCGCAAATACATTGACAAGGTTGGCGGTCGTTCAACAAAAGTTAAAAAATTTGAAGAATGGAGAAAATTACAAAATGAAAAAATTATTTAACTTTATTTTCGCAAAACAAAAAAGAAGAAAGACCAAAATGGACAATTGAAACACATGTCTAAACGGGAAAGTGCTATATGACCTAGCAGACGTCAATAGATCTCTACGAACAAGTGGATCGAGAAAAGGAGTATGATATGGAAAATCCAATGACAGGAGTAGCAATACTAGCATTTATCGCTTTACTTGCATATCTCGGCAATCGTAATAGCAATCAAAAGACAATTACTAAGACTGTTGAGACGGTGTTAGATAACTACCAAGTTGTGCGAAAGGTTGAGAGACCAAAACGCACGGATTTTATAGAGTTACCTACCCCAGGATCATGCGGGAAAGTTTGGGGCAAGGATAGACCTTTTTAAGGAGTATTGAATGGCAGATAACAAAAAGTATTACTATCTAAAATTAAAAGAAAATTTTTTTGAAAGTGATGAAGCAATCATTTTAGAAAGTATGCCTGACGGCTATATCTATAGCAATATTTTGCTCAAGCTATACCTAAGAAGTTTAAAAAATGACGGTTTATTAATGTTTAACAACCTTATCCCTTACAACGCACAAATGCTTGCAACGATTACAAGACATCAGGTTGGCACTGTCGAAAAGGCTATTCAAATTTTTAGAGACCTACAACTAATTGAAATTCTTGATAATGGTGCTATATATATGACAAATATTCAAAATTTTGTCGGAAAATCAAGCACTGAGGCTGACAGGATACGAAAACTAAGAGCAAAAAATAACAGTGGTGTACAAATGTTGTACAAATGTACACCAGAGATAGAGATAGAGAAAGATAAAAAGATAGATATAAATATAGATAAAGAGTTAGAACTAGAACAAGATAAAGAAGATAGGTTTGTTGATGTTGTTGAAGCAAATCTTGGTAGAGGTCTTGTAAAGTTTGAGTTCGACATGATTAATGACTATCTCATTGGACAAAATGTCTCAAAGGATTTGTTTTTGGAAGCTGTTAAAGTAGCAGTTGCTAATAATGTCCGCAAATTTAATTACATCGCTCGCATTTTGGATAATTGGATTAATGATGGGATAAAGACTCCTGAACAAGCATATCAGGCTCAAAGAGACTTTAAAGCTAAAAAAGCTAACAAAACAATGCAATCACAATCCAACGTTCCTAGCTGGTCTAATCCAGACTACAAAGGACCAGATTTAAAAGAATTTGCACTAGGAAGCATAGACGATATAGAAGATGGATCAGGAGATTTTTAATTTTTTTAACAAACAAATCAAAAAAGATTTTGGTAAAACGGCGAGTAAAGAGACTTTTGCTAAGTTTGCTAGTTACTGCGCCGAAGGAATCGAAAAAAATGGAGTTAAGCCAATTTTTAATTGGATAAACCTATACGCTTTTGGAACCGGTATGACAACAGCAGAAGCAGACCGATTAAGAATAGAGCGATATAAACAGGAGAATACGTTATGACAAAACAACATAGAGAAACGCTTATCTGGTACCGAGCAAGTCATCAAGAGCGTGAGAAGCTGCTTGATTTTGGGCTAGTTGATAAATCACAGTACGTGACACTATTGCGGCAATTGCGCAAGAAATATGCGATTTAGGAAGGGATATATGGTTGAAATCAGAATTAACGGTGAGTCAATCACATTTGATAGCAATTTTAGGGATGCGCTTATATTTACGGTAGATCACCTAAAAAATTATGACGATCCTTCTTTGAGGCAGACTTACAACGAGTTTAAAGATTATACAGACGAGGACTTGATGGGATATATCAGCACAGAATTTGATGTAGACCCGGAAATGTTTGTTGATACTAATTCAGACAGCAGATGGAAAATTAAACAACGAATTTTAGAGGACTGACTGTGAACGAAGAAATATATGAGTCTAGTCGTTACTGGCAAAGTAGATACAGCGACTTGATGTCTGATTATCTTAAAGAAGCTGAAGAAAATATAGAGTTAAAGAAACAGTTGAAGAGATTAAAAGCCGAAAATTGGCAGCTGAAACACAGAAAGAGGAAATGATATGGCTTATTTATACGAATTAGAAGGTATTTACGCACAATTACAGTCAATGGATTTAGACGAAGAAACATTCCAAGATACACTTGACAGCATTGATTTTCAGTCAGACTTAGAAAATAACATTGAGTATTTTGTCAAAATGTTAAAAAATGTGCAGGCTGATGCTGAAAAGTATAAAGCCGAAAAAGAAGCTTTTTATAAAAAGCAAAAACAAGCGGAAGCCAAAGCGGAAAAATACAAAGAGACGATCAGGCTTGCAATGGAATTGAGTCAAAAGAAAAAAGTTGACGCTGGAATGTTTAAGGTGTCTTTGCGAAGAAGTAAAAAAGTTGAGATTTTGGACGAAACAAAAATTCCTCTTGATTACATGCAAGAAAAAATTGAATACAAACCAATGAAAGCTGAAATCTCAAAAGCTTTGAAATCTGGAATTGATATATCTGGAGTTGAACTAATCGAAACAGAAAGTTTGCAGGTAAAGTAAATGAGGAAATCAGAAAGTATAACAGAATATGCTAAAGCCTTTTGTAAAGCTCAGCTAGAGGTAAAACAACCACTAAAAGATAAGGATAACCCATTTTTCAAAAGCAAATACGTGCCGCTTGAAAATGTTACAGAAGCAATCACAACAGCTTTTGCCAATAACGGGATATCTTTTTCGCAGGACCCGACAACAAACACAGAAAACGGTTATATCGATGTTGCAACGCTTGTCATGCACACGAGCGGCGAATGGGTTGAGTACGGGCCTTTAAGTGTTAAACCTACAAAAAATGATGTACAAGGCGCTGGTTCGGCTATCACTTACGCAAAACGCTATGCACTATCGGCAATTTTTGGGATAACAAGCGATCAAGATGATGACGGCAACGAAGATAGTAAACCAAACAATTCCAGGCAATCGCCAAAAGCTACAACTAAAAAAACACAAAAGACAGGATATCAAACACCAAAAATCAGCAATATCCAAATCGAGACTTACAAGTCTGATTTAAATGATATTGCGAAAGCCACAAACCAAAACGTTGAAGAGTTAACAAAATGGCTAACCGATACTTTAAAAGTGGGGGAACTAGAAAATTTGCATACGGAACACATTGTTTCAGCAGACGAATTAATCAATAAACTCAAAAAGAAAGCAGGACTAAAAAATGATTAACAACATTGTACTAGTAGGTCGCATGACCAAGGATGCCGAACTTCGTTATACACCAAGTAATCAAGCGGTAGCTACTTTTTCACTTGCAGTTAATCGTAATTTTAAAAATCAATCTGGCGAACGTGAGGCTGATTTTATTAACTGTGTTATTTGGCGCCAACAAGCTGAAAACTTGGCTAACTGGGCAAAAAAAGGTGCTTTGGTTGGAATTACAGGTCGTATCCAAACGCGTAATTATGAAAACCAACAAGGTCAACGTATCTATGTAACAGAAGTTGTTGCGGAAAATTTCCAATTATTAGAAAGTCGCAATAGCCAACAACAGACTAATCAAAGCGGCAATAGTTCTAATTCTTATTTTGGCAATGCCAACAAAATGGATATTTCAGATGATGACTTACCATTCTAAAAAATGACGAAGCCGAGGAAACAAAGGATATATGCAATATATGATGACGACAAATTTGTCGACGTTGGCACAAAAGAAGAGTTATCGGCACGGCTTGGAATTAAAAAAGCAACAATAGAACAGTACATGACTAAATCATATCAAGCGTTAGCTAGCTCAAAACGAATTGCATTGTTGGTAGGGATTGAAGAGGAATATGACTTTTAAGACAGAATTTGAAATACCAATCGAACCAAAACCTCAAACTAGACCTAAGTTCAGCAAATTTGGTACGTACGAAGATCCAAAGATGAAGAGATGGCGAAAAGAGGTTTCTGGATGGATAGAAAAAAATTATGATGGACCGTTTTTCGATGATTGCATAAAGGTAGAGGTAACCTTTTACATGAAAGCCCCCAAAACGCTATCAAAAGAGCCTACACAACGTTCTAAAGGTAAAACAATACAAATATATCAGAACTTCGTGCGTGAGCTTATATGGCACGCTAAGAAGCCTGATATTGATAATCTGATTAAAGCTGTTTTTGATAGTATTTCCGATGCAGGTTACGACAGAATACAGAAATCAGGTATCGTTTGGTCAGATGACAATATCGTATGCGATTTAAGAGCAAAGAAAAAATACAGTCAGAATCCAAGAATAAAAGTGAGGATTGAAGAGATTGACAGATGAATTAATAAATCAATTTTACAAAATTTTTGACAATGGGATTGTAAGGCAAATTAAAAAGCTAGATGTAGATTGTAAAAAAGCCGAGCAAATAAGATGTAGCGTTACAAATAACAGACGTCGAAAAACCCTGCCAAGACCGTACGTTATCGAAGCGTTTAAAGATTATTTTGACGAAGATACCTATGCACAGATGTATATCAAATCATATCGTGAGTATCACAACCCAAATGACCACGAGACGGAACTTTTTGTAAAACTAAAAAGAGCGCACAAAGATACTAAGTTAGAGCATTACAAGGAAGTTAAGCGATTGATGTACGCAGCAATGACCTTTTGAGGAGGTATAGCATGGCAGATAAAATAAACGCAGAGAGTATGCAAGCTGCATACAACGAAAATTATCAAATGTTTTTAGCTAAAAATGCGGATTATGGAAATTCGTTCGAAAAGTCTTTGGATGACTTCGGATTTATCGCTGGTGTCGTCCGTATAAGCGATAAATACAACAGGTTATATAATCTTATAAACAGTGACAAAAACGTCTCAGAAAGCCTGTCAGACACGTTAAACGACATGGCTAATTATTGCGTGATGTTAGCGGTTTGGTTGGAGGAAGAGGAACGACACCGAAATTTAGAGCATGGGGGATAACCGATGTTAATTAATAAAAATTTAGTAAGAGACATTAGACTTGCTATCAATGAATACGATGATAATTATGACGAAGATAACGCAGAAGTTTGTATAGAAGTCATTAGACGATTGATTGAACAGGAGGAATTCTGATGATACCGAATTTTAGAGCGTTTAATAAAGAGACCAAAAAGATGTATGGTGTTGACGGCTTTGAATTAAGTGTGCGCAAAATATATAGATGCAGCTTAGCAGATGATGAGTTTCGTTGTGGTCGCTTAGAGACGTTTCATTTTGTCGAGGATAACTTTGACGATTATATCCTCATGCAATCAACAGGAATGTTTGACAAAAACGGTGTTGAGATTTTTGATGGTGATATAGTTTTAACAACACGTCTCATAGATTACACATATAAAAATTTTAAAGGTGTAGTAAAAATGTTAGAAGGTCGCTGGTTAATTGACACAGGTAAAGATGCGGTTGGTTTGTGGACTGAAGTTGATGAGAACGAAGCAATCGGAAACATATATCAAAACAGCGAATTACTAGAAAGCGTGGAAGAATGACAAAAGAAGAAGTAATTGCATTTCTGACAGAACAGCGTGATTTGCGGCTTGTTGGATATGAGTGGGGAAAAGACAATCTGTCCGTTTTTGCGAGATGGCAATTAGAACAAGCAAATATGTATTTAGATGTCATTGAGTGGATAGAGGAGATGACGAAATGACTGAACAACAGATGATTGATTGCTTGCTTTATGAGTTAGCAAAAAAAGACAAATTGAACATTAGACGAAACAATATCATAACGTTTTTATCGATTGTGCTGATGGCTATATCTATTTTAAACGTCGCACTGCAAGACCACTACAAGTCGCAAATTACAGAATTACGGACACAGTTAAGCAGGACACAAAAGCAGCTTAAACGTGCTAGTGATGATAGAGCTAGACAGACAAAACGGATTGCTGAGCTGACTGGAAATGGGGGATAAAGTTGTCATTAATTGATGAAGTAAAAGAATGCGGTTCAGAATCTCACAAAAAATGGTTTGATAGGTACTTTGATGGTTTAAAAATCGAGGAGAAACTTAAACAGTCTGCGATGAAAGGATTCTCTGGTTATAAAATCTCTATTCCAAAAAATGATGAATACTTAGCTAGACGACTTGATAGCCAAAAAACAATAGATTTACTAAAATACCGACTTGGTGACGGTTTTGATGTCGAAATAAAAAATCTTGAATCATCATATAAAATCTTTGGTAAACCAGTTGTACTAAGTAGAGATTTATTTATTTTTTGGAGGACAGGAGATAAGAATGGATGATAACACAGCAGTTGTTTTGATACTTTTAATATTATTTTTACCGTTTATTATCGGAAGTTTTAGAGATTAAGCGAGGTAACAAATGAATATTGAAGACATTGAACGTATTATTTCAGAATATCTAATTTTTAGGTCTGACATTGATGGTTGTGCAGTAATTGACATTGAAGATTTTTTAAAGCATATTCGTTTTTCGTATGAGCGACTAAAATAGCAAGGATAATCATGTTTATAAATGGGTAAATGACAAAAAAGGTTATAGAATTGAGTACAATGAATGCAGTGAAGTATTTTTGGAGGTAGCAAATGAATATTGAAGAAGCGAAGAAATTGATAGACAAACAGTCTATTGGTAAAGGTGGTGTCGGCGACATTCCAGTAGTGAAAACACATATTGTAAAAGTATTACTCGACCAGATTGACCAACCTCAACCAGAAGTGCCACGGTTTGTGGCTGATTGGTACGAGAAGCATAAAGATAGCTTAGAGTGCGATTTATATTTATATCACATGTCGATATACGATGAAGAAGTCGAAAAAGATGACTTCTATTACTGGATGCAAACATCAAAAAATCCAGTCTACACACTTATTAATATGCACCAATTCGGCTACACCATCCAAAAAGAGAAGCTGTATACGGTTGAGATACCTAATCCGAATGAAAGACAGTTAAGTTTTGTGCTGATGAGACAACTTAGCGGAAATGTAAGTATCAAAGTTATGCATAGAGATAACTTAGACTTACTAAAGACAGATAATGATTTACAACTAACAGAATCCGAAATCCGCAAAGATTTCGACTGGGCGTGGCAGTTTAGAGAAGAGGTGGCAGAATGAAAGAAAAAACAATTTTTATATCCAAAAAATATGCAAATGACTTTAACAATGACAAATATAATTTGTCCTCTGGCTATTATTTTAGAAGTGGTGAAAAACATGATATTGCTATTGTTAAATATGGTGAAAAAGATTATTTAAAAAATACTGATTTAGCATATGTTGTATGCGATAAAATCGTTGACGCAGACTCTATAGGCTTCGTTTATCATGGTGAATATGAAACTTGGCATTTTAAACTATTAAACACAGAAGCAAATTAAAGTCCCCCGCAAGCGCCTAAGAGCCTGCAATGGCTCTGTGGGTCTACGAGCTGGAATACTCGTTAAACTTACCCTGGAAGCTTTCTGTAAGTATTCAGCTGC